TATAGCATTTACTGTATGGTCTGATTCAGTAATGTCAACGCTAACAAAACTGCATCTCGGGTCATCATTTATAATGTCTGTTAAATCTTCTTCAATCAACTCAGTTGTTTCTTCAGTCAGTGGCTCAAATATCATTTCGTGTATAATTGACCCATAAGTAGGCAACATCACACGTTCCCCTCTACGGGTCATGATATGATTCATAAGGTCTTCAATCACCAAGTCTTTATCTTGTAACTCGTGATTTATCGCATTTGCATTTTTGGTACTAAAACCTGTAAATAATGGCATAACTTTGTTTTCTCTGTAGTTTATTACACATGTATTTATCTCCACTTAATATTCGTAGTTTTAGATTGACAAATGGATGCAATTCTGTTATTATAGTACTAAATAATACTATTAATTATATCAAAGGATAACAATTCATGCCAAATCTAGTACCAATGGTCGTTGACCAATCAACTAATGGAGAACGTAGTTACGACATTTTCTCTCGTCTATTAAAGGAAAGAGTCATATTTCTGACTAGTGAAGTGAATGATTACCAAGCAGACTTGATTTGTGCCCAGTTATTATTCTTAGAAGCAGAAAATCAAGACAAAGATATACACTTTTACATCAATTCACCGGGTGGGGCAGTGACATCTGGTATGGCAATTTACGACACAATGCAGTTTATTAAGTGTCCAGTAGCAACTACAGTGATGGGTCAAGCATGTTCAATGGGTTCATTACTTGCTCAGGCTGGTGCTAAAGGAAAACGACACGTATTGCCAAACAGTCGTACAATGATACATCAACCAAGTGGTGGTGCAGGTGGACAAGCAACTGATATGAAGATTCAAGTTGATGAGATTATGAAAATGAAAGAAAGATTAACTGGAATTTACGTAACTCACAATACGGTTGGCAAGACATTTGATGAATTGACTGAGGCGATGGAACGTGATAACTACTTGGATGCTGAACAAACCGTAGCATTTGGTCTAGCAGATAAAGTTATATCAAGTCGTTAAAATCCCGGAACAAAACTAAACAATTTAGCAGTTTTTATCTTTTGATTTGCTAGTGTTTCGTTTACTTTTCCGTTCTCTTTTATATTCTTTTGAATTTCGTCTGTTATTGAGTACCAGTCTTGTGCATTTATAAGTGCAACAATCGAACTATTTTCTATAGTACTAATTCCTTCATTAAAGAAATGATATAAGAGTGCATCATAATGTGGTTGTGATATTTTAACTTTAATAAACTTTTCTAATACATTACCAATATTTCTTAATTGTTTCTCTAAGATAAAATCTGCCATTCCTTTTGTTATTTTATTAGTTGTAATATCTATTCGGGTAGATGCAACTGTAATATAACCATAATTTGTTTCAGTATCAGATATTTTATAATTATAACCAACTACGTTATTTTCAACTGTGAGTGTAGGTTTATTATCTAATATAATTGCATCTTTGCTCATTGTCGAGAATGTTAAATCTTTTACGTTTTCTAAATTTACTTTTACATGTGATAGTATGTATGTAGGTTTATCATTTTCATCATAGCCTGTTCCCAAGAATGTTCCATTCTCAGTTATAACATGCAATGGTAACTGAATGTAATTTAGTAGTGAGCCTGGACGTTTATCGTATATCATTATTTTATTCCCGCTTTATCTTTGCCATCTTTACTAGCAGAATCTATTGCAAATTGGCTTGTTGATAATTTTTTAGAATGAGGTCTAACAAAAGGTTCGTGTGTTGGCATTTCAGATACAATAGTATCTTTAACTATTGTACATGCTAAATCTTGCATATCTGGATGTTCTGTAACTAAAATAAGTTCTGACTCTGGTGCAGTTGGACCATTCAAGTGTAATTTACCACCAGTTGTTACAAAACCATTAACTCCAACATTCACATTAAGAGTTGCTTCAGTTTGCAACATTGTATTACCTTTACTTCTTAGATGTATTTCTTTGTCTGAATTAACTTTAGTGTTGCCTTCAATACTCTTAATATTAATGTTTTCTTTTGCTTCAAGATTTATATTTTTGTCTGCTCTAACATTGAAGTCTTTCTCGGTTCTCATATTTAACGAGCCCTCTGCGTATACCATAACTTCGCCACTTGCTCCAATCTCTACCCATCCAGAACCAGAACTATTAACAACGTAAATAAAATCGTTTCCGCCATCTAATATAACTCCAGCACCTGAAGAAGTCGTTATTCTTATTTGCTCGGGATGAATTGTCCCGTCATCACCGACACTTCCATCATCTATAGAGAAAGAAGACCCACCTGATGATTTAATTCCCATAACTTTAGAATGCTGTGTTCTGTCATATGCGGCATCTCTACGAGGAGTTGTAGTTGTTGTTCCTCTTAGAGAATCACTATATGTTCCTTGGTCGGCAACTGTTTTATTTGTTGCACTGTTTGATATTGTTGCATCATCCAGTTCTACCTCATCTTGGGTTTTGTGAACTTTCATTGTTTGAATATCAGCAAAAACACCTGTGCCGATTGCAGAACCTTCTTCGGGTTTTGCTTTTCCAGAAGCACCACCACTAACTATGTCAACTACATCAGTTGATGTTGCAAACCAAAATCCCTCGGTTGAACTACCACTATCAGCAAAGAAGACAAGAAGTGTAATACCCGTTTTGTCTGGAACATTAAACAATGCACCAGTTTGTGCGTGTCTAAAAAATCTTGGGTCTTCTCCATTTTCACCTAATGAAGGAATATATGCGGCAACTCTACCTTGGCCTGTTGGGTCAATAAATTTTTCGCCCTTTGAATTTTCTGTTACAGTTATGGCTTTAAATATACCTTTACCTAATTTCTTAGTAATAGGAGATGCTTCGTTTGCCGCGGCAGACCTAAACTGTCCAACTAATTTTCCTTCTTTTGCCATAGTTAAATTCCTTTATTACTTGTCAATATAAAATTTATCGCCTGTTAATGTTAACATAAGTGACCCATCATTATCTTTAGGAAGTTTGCCATTTATAAGTTGGCTCTTTTGTCCTGATATGATATCTGGAAATAAATCTGCAACTTTTCCCATTAAAACATTATAGTCACTTGCATATGATGGATTTATATCATTGTATGTAGTCGTGTGTATACCAAAATATGCACTAGGATTACTAATTGTTTGTGAAACTCCGTTTGCATCAGTGTATGTAATTGGTGCAATATTACTAAAGTCTTTAACTTTAAAGTCCTTGCCCAAATCATCAGTTACCGTAGTCATGTCTCCAATATCACTACTAACTAGTATTTTGTATATTTTTTTAGCCTCATTATATTGAGATACTTTATCAGGATTCTGCATTGCATATGCCCAACCAATACCTTCACCAGCATAATTCTTAGAATATCTTGATTTTAAACTTCCCGGCAATATAATGTCCGCAGTATTAATGCCTGTTTTTACCAAGATTGGTGCTTGGTCGACTTCAATTTGGTCAACTGGATTTTTTATTGGAATATAAGTTGGAGTTCCAGAATTTACTATAGTTGCCACGCCAGTCATTGTTTCTGCTGGAAGAGTAAGGTCCTTTATTGCCATCTGTAATTCAAGTTCTTGTAGATTTTTAACTTCTACATCTCGATATGCATTATCAAAATAATATGAATTTAGATTTGTACTGGATGTAGTTGCGTCTGCTGATAAGGTCTCTAATTCATGTTGAAGTTGACCGACATAGGCAGCAGTGGTCAAGTCACTACGATGACTTCCATCTGTTGCTGACGAATTGATAGCATTGATATCTTCAACTAAACCAGCGGCTTTTTGATACTCGTCATCAGTGAGTGAATCTACCACTACAGAAGAATTAATTGTATCTTTTAAAGCAAATTTCATGGCTTTATTTTCTGTATTACCTATAATTAAGTCTTTCTTATTTAATTTGGTGTTAAGCATTTCAAATGCATCACTTGTCCACGTTTGTTGTCTTTCTATATCTTCGGCCGACAATTCTGTGTTTTGTAAGATGGTATTAAGTTCGCCTGCTTTAGAATTTATTGCACTTACTTCATCCGGAATTAGTGTTCCTTCTTTAATTCCAGTACACTCTAATCTTCTTGTCTTCGGATTAAATTTTTTCTCAGGACAAGATTCATCTACAATTTCATCAACTTGTTTTTTAAACCAAAAAGTATTTTTCCAATCGTTATTTGAATTTGGATATCTTATTTGGTCGTCATATGCTTTTTTCTCATCCCACGTGTCGGGAGTTCCATTAATAACTACATCTTCTGTTTCTTCAGTATTAAGTAGCACTTCTTCATTCAAAACAGCATTGTCTAGGCTTGCTCCCATTGGTAGTGAACTAAACTGATATGTTGGTGTTCTTTCGTTTGTTAATTCTCTAACTTTACGTTCTATATCTGCTGGGTCATGTCCAGTAATGTTAAGAGAAATTCCAGCAGTATGTTGCCACATTGCAACTTCATGTGCAGTCACGACTGCCCCACCGGCTATTGATGTGTTAATCGCATTATTAATTGTTGTTGCTGTTCCTAACTTTCCTACATCGTTTGTAGTTAGTCCGAAAGGCGCTAAGATGTCATTTTGAGAATTTTTTATTTGGTCACAATAAGATTGGTTGCCACTATTGCAACTTTTTTTCGCACGTTTATAGTCCGAAAGATAATGTGCCGCTTCTGCTTGTCTAATAAGTGCATCATTAACGAAGTTAATTACTGGAGTATCAATCTTGTTGAGATTGTTTTTAATACTCTCTGATTTGTTGTTTAAAGCGTCAAGTTCTTTCGCCTCTGCTTCATCACTTCTCTTTACTAAATATTCTTTTGATGGTACTACGATGTGTTCATCTAGCCATTCTAGTAAAGTTCCTTCTGCCGCTATAGCGTTTTGCATTCTTTCCTGAGTCACTTCAATCGGTTCCATTTTTCCTGGACCTTCTACATAGTAATATCCATTTATATCACGTCCAAAGCCGTCTCGTTCAACGCCATCTGAACCAGTGTATGTTGGTCCTGTATAGTTAGACTTTACTTCTGTATCAACGATGGGTACTCCACCTTGATTAGATGGATGTCCTGGCGAATTTGTGTTCCCTTCAACTTCAACCATTCCAACTTTCTCGGCAGCCTCAGATGTAAATTGTTCTGCTTCAGTCCATTTTACCATGCTTAAGTTTTGAGTAAACATGCCATTCGTAAAATTACTTGTGATACTTCTTACTGCGTATAAACTAAAGACAAGTGTTCTAGTCTTAATGTTTTCATTTTCGTCAACGCCCTTTGCGACACCCGATTTTAATACTAGATAAGGAAATCCATTAAGTTTTGAATGTATATTCCATTTCAAGTCACTGCCTTTATCGCCAAAAACTTCTTTTTCTTTTGCTGGTGGTATATATCCTTCTAACCAAAAAGGGTCGCCCTTGATGGTCATATCTGCATATATCATGCTCAACTTACCACCCTTTGCTTCGTAATATTTTTCTCTCGCTAACTCAATCTCTGTTTCATCTCCTTGACTTATAGCGACTGGTTTAGAATCTGATTCCATCCCCTGGATTAATCTTCTGAATGTGACTGGATTATTTGCTTGTGCTTTAAGTATAATTTCATAATCTGAATTGGATAGACGATTTATTAAATCTTCTCCAAGTTCTTCAGCAAGTATAAGATTTTTGCCGTCAGGATTTATATCTCGAATGTCAGTGAATACTTTGCTTCCTACTTCTTGAAAGTTTAGGTTGTTCGTATTCAACTTAGAAGCAATAGCGTTTGAATATTCATCTTGTGCAAATTTTTCTTTTCTAAGTGCCACACCTTCATATTTCTTCGCTTTTTCTTGTGCTTCGTTAACTGCTTTTTCTTTTTTACTCAAATTTGATTTCATATGAGTAATATTCAACTCGCCAATCATTGTAGTTGTTGTTGTGATTGTTCTAGGCTTAGCGCCAGGGCTCCCATTCACCAAACCACCCTTTTTAGTTTCCTGTACCTCATCTACTACAGAATATTCATTCATCAATTGTTCTAGTGATTTGTCACCAAAGGCACGCTCTATTCCCATAGGTGATAAACCACCTCGCTGGTTTGAGAGTTCCGTTATTATTTTATTTCTATAATCATCTTCTAAATTTGTTAATTCTTTTTTTAAACTATCTGCTCTTGTTTGATGTTTTAAATATTCGTTATTTGATTTCTCAAAATTATTTTTCGCTTTGTCAACCAGTTCTTGATGATGTTCGTCTAGTATTATACTCTGATTTCCCTCTTTTTTAAAATGCTCATATGCCCAAATATCGTCTGGTGTTGAAAATATTTTTGTTAGTTCTGCGTCTAATGAAATATTGAAATCTAATATTTGGTCATTTCTTCCAGTAAAAAGATATTCATATTTCTTGTTTACGTGTCCGTTTGCAAACATGTCTTCAACCATTTTTCTACTATTTCTTATCTTGTTTAATTGGTCTGGCATATTATGAACAACGACTTTTTCTTCATAGTCTATAAAGAATAAAACATCATATGCTTCTGTTCCTTTGACAGGATTATATCCATCTGGTTTAATCAGCAAATGTGGAGTTATTTTTAGAACTTTTGTAAATCCTGGATTGTCTGACACAATTTCTTTTTTAATCAACGTAGATACACTACACAATTCTTCTACAATACTATAGATATGATTTCCAGGTCCTATTCCCTCTGCAGGTTCAGCCTGATTTTTGCCTTCTGCGACTGGGACCATGTTTTTGTTGACATTGAGAGAATGTTCTGAAGGCATACCGCTGTTGTTCCATCCTAAAGTTCTAACTCGGTCAGAGAACTGGTAACCATATGTGTGTTTCATAGATTCAAGAAGCGCCTTGTCGTTATCTTCAATAGACTTGTTTAATTTTGCAAAAAAGTTGGTCAATGATGCCTCTAAATTATTGGCTATTTTGTAACTGAATCCATGTTGGGTCTTCGCAACATCAGTGTCCATTACAACTTTATCGGCCGGAACTTGTCCACTAATGACCGTTGTTGTTCCTCTTGCATCAGTTGTAGTATTTAAGTTTTGATAATTTACGATTTTAAATGGTATAACCTTTGTTTGAGAAAGTTTCTTTTTTTTCGCATGTGTGCCGTGACCTACGAAATTTATTTTAATAAAATATTCAGCATCAGTAATAGAACTGAATCCACACAATGCAACCACAGTTTGTAAACTGTTTGCTAGACTTGTATTGCCAACTTGGGTAACAGTGAAACTTAACTTATCGGCTGTTCCAGCAATCTTACTATAATCTCCATTACCCACACCAACAGCCTCTACAGTCAAATCTGCCACTGTGAATTCGGTAGTAACGCCAGTTTTTGCTATTGTTATAGCATTATCAGTTAGACGTGGCCATCCGTCGGAGACGATTGTCTCCATATTAAATGCTTCTTGTTCTTGAAACTCTCTTGTTGTTTTACGGTCACACACAAACCACTCTAGGGTGTATGTGTAAGAATCATAGACATCAAGAGGATTTTCTAAGAAGCCTTCATGCTTATCTACAACATCTTTTAACGTAGCCGAAATAGTATTGTCCATTATTTTACACCATATTTGCTATGTTATCTTTGCTTGGGATTCTAATCTCGGTTCCTGCAGAAAAATCTCTAATAGGGTCAATTATAATATCTGCATTTCTAGTGGCAAATATCCACCAATACTTCGCAGTACCATACATCTTATAACTGCACAAATCTGGACGTTCGTCAAATTCTTGAGGTATCGTGTAATATGCATCAAATGGGTCTTTATAGATAAATCTCTTTTTCATTATATCTAGTACAGTTTCGTCTATGATTCCTGTTCTATTCCATGGTGATTCTTCTTTATACATAGCCTTTGTCCTTTAAATTGCCCGTAAGATAATCTTTAACACTAAAGTTCTCTCTTATACTCTTAGGTGAGTAAGTAACTGATAAGGTCAATACAAACATATTTGTAACTGGCACTCTCATTACTTTGAATTTGTCTGATGTTGGGTCTTGTATTTCTATATAATCTATATCTGAGTCTAAGTTCCACGTAAAGTCACGAACAACACAAGGCACATCTTCATATATTCCATGTGCGTTAAATCGCAATATCGGTGGTGGCATGCCAGGGTCTACGTCATTCTTCCAAGACATCTTCATCGTACTTCTAATCCATGTTGCCGCCTTATATACATACAATGCTTCTTCTTCACTTCTTACAATCATTGGTGCTGTTATGTTGATTTCCATATTCATATGACTATCAAACGCACGTTGTTGAAAGTTACTATGTGTCAAGTCATAAGACGAATAGTTTGCACTATTGATTATAGAAGTAGTGGGCGTATACGGAAAATTAAGTCTAGTAGGTCCATGAATTTCTAAGTTACTGCGTGTCTCTCCCGGTGAACTACCCAAATCAAAGGTTTGTCCTGGAGCCCTATAACTATTATTACCAGGCACCTCAACCCACTCGCCAGGAATGGTCATTGATGGACCTACAACGGCTGGGCCTAAATCTCTTTTATTTGATAAAATGTTATCAAATCTACCACTAGGGTCTTCTAAGTATACTGGTTGTTTTGTATAATATGGACTTGCCATAACTCTTTTCTCCTAAATCTTTATAACAGTATTTATCGTTCTATTATATGCGAAGTTTCTGGACTAGGAAGTTTTTACTATATATAGTGTTTATATGGTTGACAACCGTTGGGTTTTTATGTTATAATTGTTGTAATATTAGGAGAATAGACTATGGCAAGACGACAAAACTACTTAAATAACAAGGATATGTTGAAACAGATACATATCTCTAAGTCAAACTATTGTTGGTTTGAAGATAGAGATAAACATCACCAGCATGATATGATACTGTATTCAACTAAAGAAATCCCTGATGCAGTAGAACAAGCAAGACAAAACAAAGCAAAACGTTTGCAAAAATTGGCTTGGGATGCTAATGAGGATAAAAAGAAGAAACAGGTAGATTTTGAAGTTGACCCTACTTCTTTTACGGAAGACGAGATTATATTCCGTGTAATGGGATTTGACCATATACCCGATGAACCGGGTCGTAAAGCAAACCCAAAGACACCAGCAGACCACAAAGTAAAATTACCATTTCCTGCATTCACCCATCACACATATGTAGATGGAAAACTTAATGAAGTAGGAATTTCACATTACAACAAAGAGAAAGAATTTGATTTAAGTTCTGGTAAAATTACAGCCGTGTTGGCAACGATGTATATTAAACTCGTAGAAAGATACTCTCAGAGGTCAAACTGGCGTGGATATACATATATTGATGAAATGCGTGGACAAGCATTGCTACAATTGGCACAAATTGGACTACAATTTAA